TCTAATACTATTCATTTGGACATAAGTCATTATACCACAGTAGTGAATTATTGTACACAAAAAAGTTGGTGTGGCTGTATTATAAATAGAATCAAAAGAGGTTACTATGGCTGTACCAACAACTAAAGCTGAATTCAAAGAATATTGCCTGCGTAAGCTAGGTAAACCTGTAATTGAAATTAACGTTGATGACGATCAAGTTGATGATCGTATTGATGAAGCAATTCGTTATTGGTACGATTACCACTTTGATGGTTCAGACAGAATTTATTACAAACATCAAGTTACAGAAACTGATGTAACAAATAAGTATATCACACTTCCAGAAAATGTAATTGGCGCAGTTCGTATTTTCCAGATTGGTGATCCATCGATTCGTGCAGATGATCTTTTTAACATTCGTTATCAGATTGCTCTGAACGACCTCTATACATTGACAAACGTTTCTCTCGTTCCTTACTATATGGTAATGGAACATCTTGCGCTTGTGACAGAACTTCTTGTTGGCCAACAGCCAATTCGTTATGCTCGTCATAAAGACAGACTTCATATTGATATGGATTGGAATACAGTTCCAATTGGATCATATCTTCTTGTTGATGCATATGAAGTTGTAGATCCTAATACATGGACAGACGCATGGAATGATCGTTGGCTTCAAAACTATGCTACTGCTTTGATCAAAAGACAATGGGGATCAAATCTAACTAAGTTCACTGGAATGCAACTACCCGGTGGTGTGCAATTCAATGGTGAAAAGATTTATGACGACGCCACAGAAGAAATTCGAAGAATGGAAGATGAGATGATTTCGTCTTATTCTCTACCAGTTCTTGATATGATCGGATAAGATCTTGTCAACCAATTTTTACTTTAACAACTTCAGTAATAGCCAAGAGCAGCTTTTGATAGAAGATCTCGTAATGGAGTCTATCAAAGTCTATGGCCACGACTTGTGGTATTGTCCACGTACTTTAGTTGCTAAAGATGATATCTATGGTGAAGATACGTTATCAGAATATAACACTGCTTACTTCATCGATATGTACATTAAAAATGTTGACAGTTACGAAGGTGATGGTAACTTCTTATCTAAGTTCAATCTTGAAATTCGAGATCAGATGACTCTTACAGTCTCTCTTCGTAACTTCATGAATGAAATTGGAAGTATTGAAAACATTGTTCGTCCTCGTGAAGGCGACTTAATTTATATTCCAATGCTCGATCGTATTTGGGCAATTAAGTATGTAAACAAAAATGCTGTATTCTATCAAATGGGTGGAATACAGATGTATGATCTTGTTTGTGAAATGTTCGAATACAGCTCTGAGAAGTTTAACACTGGCATTGAAGCAATTGATAGTATTGAAAAAAATCTTTCACTTGCAATGACAGAATACAACTTATTAACACAAGACGGCTTTGCGATTACAGACCAAAATGGTTATCAAATTATTCAAAGTGCATATAACTTTGAACAACAAGCACGTGATCCTTTTGAAGACAATACTGAATTTGAACTTGAAGGCGGTGATATTTTAGATTGGTCGCAGATCGATCCATTCTCAGAAGGAACCGTATAAGATGTTTGGTAGCACTTGGCATCACGATACACTTAGAAAATATGTAATTCTATTTGGAACGTTGTTTAATAATATTTGGATTACACGAGACAATTCGGCTGGTGAATCGGTCCAAACAATGAAGGTTCCACTTTCTTATGGACCAAAAGAAAAGTTCTTGGCGCGCCTTGATGCAAACCCAAGTCTTTCAAATAAAGTTGGTATAGTTCTTCCACGTATTTCTTTTGAAATGACGTCATTCACGTATGACTCAGAAAGAAAGTTAAATACACTCAATAAGATCTATAAGCAACCAACTAACAATGGAACTGATGATAGTGTTGCATATCAATACATGCCAGTTCCTTATAATATTACTTTTGAAATGTCAATCATGGTAAAGAATGCAGAAGATGGAACTCGAATCATTGAACAGATTCTTCCATACTTTACTCCAGACTGGACTGCTTCTGTAAATCTAATTCCAGAAGTGAATGGCACATTTGATATTCCTATTATTCTGAATGATGTAAATGTAACTGATTCATATGAAGGTTCGTTCGAAGAAAGACGAGCAATTATTTGGAATCTTTCATTCACAATGAAGGGTTATATCTTTGGTCCAACTAAGAAGTCTGGTCTAATCAAACATGTTCAAGCAAATATGAGATTGACAGATTCGCCAACCACAGCGAATGCATTTACAACAGCACAGACAGTAGTTGTTACTGCACGTCCAGGACTTACCGCGAACGGTCAGCCAACTACGAATACAGCACTTACAATTGATTACATTGATATTAAGTCGTCAGACAACTATGCATTTATAAATGAGTTTGAAGAGAACATCTAATGAGCAATGATATTACTAATGTTGGCAAGGGAAACCTACCTGCCGTAATTGAAAGAAAGGCTATTCCTCAAGTAGAAGCTGACTTTGATTATGCCCGTGAAAATATGATGGAAGTAATCAATAAAGGACAAGAAGCGCTCTATGATTTAATGGATGTAGCTCGTCAAAGTCAACATCCAAGAGCTTATGAAGTACTTGCTACTATGATGAATACAATGGTGGGAGCAAGTAAAGACCTGCTGGATCTTCAGGCGAAAAAGAAAAAGCTTTTAGAAGATGATCCTGAAGCCACGCCTCAACAAGTAACTAATAACCTGTTTGTTGGATCTACTGCTGAGTTACAGAAGTACTTAAAGCAGAATAAAGATGGCCAGTGAAAACTATCTAGGTAATCCTAGACTTAAACGTGCAGACACTAAAGTAGAATATACTCCTGAACAGGTGTCAGAGTATATCAAGTGCTCTCAAGATCCAATTTACTTTATTTTAACTTATTGTAAAATTGTCAATATTGACAAAGGTCTCATCATGTTCCCGCTCTGGGAATTCCAGAAGGAAATGATTCTTTCTTTTGAAGCGAATCGTTTTGTTATCTGCAAGATGCCACGTCAGGTTGGTAAGACAACCACAGTTGCTGCTTACTTGCTCTGGAAGATCCTGTTTAACGAAGAATATTCAATTGCTATTCTAGCGAACAAAGACAGACAGGCTCGAGAAATTCTTGGGCGTATTCAGTTGATGTTTGAGCATCTTCCAAAATGGCTTCAGATGGGTGTTACTGAATGGAATAAAGGTAACATTAAGCTTGAGAACGGATCTGAAATTCTTGCCTCGGCTACATCATCATCGGCCATTCGTGGTACTTCTCAGAACATGGTATATCTGGACGAGTTTGCATTCGTTCCGACTAACATTCAGGATGAGTTCTTTGCGTCGGTTTATCCTACAATTTCTTCTGGTCAAAGTTCTAAAGTTCTAATTACTTCAACGCCAAATGGTATGAACATGTTCTACCGCATTTGGACTGAGTCAGAAGAAAAGCGTAATGCCTATGCTCGAGTAGATGTTCACTGGTCTCAGATTCCAGGACGCGACGAAGCATGGAAAGAAGAAACCATTGCCAATACTTCTGAAGACCAGTTTAGACAGGAGTATGAATGTGAGTTCCTTGGATCTTCGAATACACTGATCAATCCAAACAAACTTCGTAATATGGTTTATAAGCAACCTATTCATACGACACCGGCTGGTTTGAAAGTTTATGAAGAACCAATTAAAGATAACATCTATGCGATAATCGTAGATACTTCTCGAGGAGCTGGTGCTGACTATTCTGCTTTCATTGTAGTAAACGTAAACAACTTACCATATAGACAAGTTGCTACATTTAGAAATAATTTACTCAGTCCTCTTCTTTATCCTAATATCATTTACGAAGTGGCAAAGAAGTATAATGATGCAGTAGTTCTTGTTGAAACAAATGATATTGGTCAACAGGTCGCAGATATTCTACACTATGATTTAGAATATGAAGGAATCTTTGTCACTGCTAATAATGGTAGATCTGGACAAAGTCTTTCCGGTGGTTTTGCCACTTCAACAACACGTGGAGTAAGAACTACCAAACAGGTAAAGAGAATTGGATGTGCTACACTCAAGACTCTAATAGAATCTGATAAGTTTATTATTACAGACTATGATACAATATATGAACTCACAAGATTTTCTCTTAAGAATAGTTTAAAGGGCAACCAATCATATGAAGCAGAAGAAGGTCATGATGATATGGCCATGTGCTGCGTTCTTTTTGCTTGGTTAACTACACAACCATATCTGAAAGAACTTACAGATCTTGATATTCGTAAGCAAATCTATGATCAAAACGAAAGAATGTTTGAAGAAGAAATGCTCCCATTTGGCTTGATGAGTACTGGTGATGATGAATATGATAATCAAACGAACGAGTCTTTAATTGGAAACGATAATACATATCGTGACGAGTTTTGGGCCGAACAAAAACGTAATTTTCTTAACTTATAAATAAAACAAAACTAGTATAATAACACCTTGACTAAGGGAGATAACAATGGCGTTTCAAGTCAGCCCTGGAATTAATGTTTCTGAGATTGATCTAACAACTTCTGTACCAGCATTGGCTACTACTGTAGGCGGTTTTGCTGGTGTTTTTGCTTGGGGTCCGGTCGGAAAGTTTATTCTAGTAGATTCAGAAAATACACTTGCTGCACGTTATGGTAAACCAACAGCAGATGATTTCGAAACATTCTTTACTGCTGCAAACTTTCTTGCATATGGTAATGCTCTATATGTAAGCCGTGCAGCTGTTACAACAGGGTTTTCAAATACTGTAGCTGCCGCTTCTGCTAACTTAAATAGCACAGCAACTGTTACTCTTACCGGTAACACATCAGGTGTTGCAGCAGGACATTTTGTTTTTGGTGCTGGAATTCCAGAAGGAACATTTGTTTCAACCGTAACTCCTGTCGGTGCAAATCTTGATGTAGTTCTTACAGCGAGTGCTACAACATCAACTGATGCTCACCTCAACTTCATTGCAAACAACATTGCGTTGAATGCTATTGCAAATACAAGCACAGTTAGACTCACAAGCAATATTGTTAAGAATGCTGATGATTTTGAAGAAAAAGGTCCTTCAAATACAACATTCACTGGAACACAATTCGTAGCTCGTTATCCAGGTGATCTTGGTAACTCACTTCGTATTTCTATGTGTGATTCCGCAAATCAATATTCTCGCACAATCAATCCATTCAGCAATTCAAGTGTTGGTGGAGTCGCATCAACATATCGCCTTGATTTGCTTGCAAATGCTGGTATTACAATTAACGTAAATTCAGCCACTGCGAATGTCTTCTTGACATGGGCAGGAAGCGGAACACTTACATATGCTGAAACCAAAAATGCAACAACTGAAATTCTTCAGTCGCTTTCTGTAGGTGACTACATTGAACTTGGTAATACCACTGTTGGTACTCAAGTTCTAAAAATTAAATCGCTTCCAGCTGCTATTTCTGAAGATACTATTACACAAGCATTCTTCAATATTACATTCGAAGATACATGGAACCGTGCATCGAACTTCACAGCGAATACAATCTCACGTAAGTGGGAATTCTATAATACTGTCCCAACAGCTCCAGGAACATCACGTTATCTGTCAGATCGTGGCATTACAACTGTTGACCAAGTAAGCGTAGTTGTTGTAGACGAAGATGGAAGAATTTCAGGCACTCCAGGAACAGTCCTAGAAGTATATGAAAATCTTTCACGTGCAACTGATGCAATCGGTGAAGATGGTACAACTGCTTTCTTCAAGACAGTAATCAATGATAACTCACGTTGGGTCTGGGCAACTAATGATCGTCCAGAAGCAATTTCAACTGCTGCTGCAAGTCTTGCAGGATCTACTACATCACTTCCATACAGAAGATCATTCATTGGTGGACGTGATGGTGTAACAGAAAGCAACGTAACTGTTGCTGCTCTGGCTTCAGCTTATGATCTCTTTGCAGATGCTTCTTCAGTAGACCTATCTCTTCTGATGACTGGTAAATCGGTTGGTGCATCAAATGGTGCTCAGCTTGCTAACTATCTGATTGACAATATTGCTGAAGTTCGCAAGGACTGCGTAGTATTTGTATCGCCACAAAAAGAAGACGTTGTTGGTGCAGCTGTTGAAGGCTCACAAGCTTCAAACATTGTACAATTCCGTCAGAGCATGCGCAATAGCTCATATGCATTCATCGATTCTGGTTATAAGTATCAGTACGACAAATACAATGACGTATATCGCTACGTTCCACTAAATGGTGATATTGCTGGTCTTACAGCTCGTTCAGATGATCTACGTGATCCATGGTTCTCACCAGCTGGATACAATCGTGGTCAAATTAAGAACCTTGTAAAGCTTGCGTACAGCCCGAATAAAACTGATCGCGATCTTCTCTACAAGAACGATATCAATCCAGTAATTACACAACCAGGTCAAGGAACAATCCTCTTTGGTGATAAGACTGCTCTTGGCCGTCCAAGTGCGTTTGATCGTATCAATGTACGCCGTCTGTTTATTGTTCTTCAGAAGACAATTGCAACTGCTGCAAATCAGATGCTCTTCGAATTCAATGATGAATTTACAAGAGCTCAGTTCCTCAATCTAGTTGAACCATTCCTCCGTGATGTACAAGGTCGTCGTGGTATTACTGACTTCCGTGTTGTTTGCGATGAAACAAACAATACTCCAGAAGTTATCGATACAAACCGCTTTGTTGGTGACATCTACATTAAGCCAGCAAAGAGCATCAACTTCATCCAATTGAACTTTGTTGCCGTAAGATCTGGCGTAGAGTTCAACGAAGTTGTTGGCCAGTTCTAATAAATAAAAGAAACTAGGAGGAAAAGCAAAATGGCTTTTAACATCAATGAAATGAGAAGCCAACTGGTTTATGGCGGAGCTCGCCAGAATCTTTTCCAGGTGCGTATTGACAATCCTGCAAATAATTCTGCGAACTTTAAAACACCATTTATGGTTCAAGCCGCTCAGATTCCAGAATCTCAATTAGGCGTAATTCCAGTATTCTATTTCGGCCGACAAATGAAGTTGGCCGGAGATAGAACATTCGGTGATTGGACTGTTAACGTTATCAATGACGAAGACTTCCTTGTCCGTAATGCAATGGAAGAATGGTCAAATCGTATCAATCGTCTAGAGCGTAACGTTCGTGATATTGATCGTTATAAAACAAATGCTACTGTTATCCAATACGGAAAAGACGGTACAAAAATTCGTGAATACAAATTCAATGGAATCTTTCCAAGCGTCATTTCTCCAATCGAACTCGACTGGGGAACAACAGACCAGATTGAAACATTCCAGGTTACATTCTCGTATGATTACTGGACTGTAAGTGGTGGTACTACCGGCGACGCTGGTGGAGAATAATAGTAAGGGGTAACCATTCCCCTTACTTTTTTTGTTAAGGAGTCCGCATGGCCGAATTATTTGGTTTTGAGATTATTCGAAAGAATCCAGAAAAAGAACTCCCTTCATTCGCGCCTAAGCTCGAAGAAGATGGAGCTCTTGTTGTTGCTGAAGGTGGTGCATACGGCCAATATGTAGATCTTGAAGGTGCTGTTAGAAATGAAGCGGAACTTGTTAGTAAGTACCGTGAAATCTCTATGCATCCAGATGTTGAAATGGCTGTTGACGATATTGTCAACGAAGCTATTGTAATGGATCCAAAGAAAGAGATTGTTACTCTTAATCTTGATGATCTAGAACAACCAGATAATATTAAGAAGATGATTCTCGAAGAGTTTGATCAAACTCTAGAACTTCTTGAATTTAACCAACACGCATATGAAATCTTTCGTAAATGGTATGTTGATGGTAGACTCTACTATCATCTTATTATTGACGAGAAAGCTCCGCGTGAAGGTATTAAAGAATTAAGATACATTGATCCCCGTAAGATTCGTAAGATCAAAACTCAAAAAAGAGTGAAGGTTAATAAAAATACGAATGTGCTCATCAATAAGACTGCAGAAGAATTCTATATCTATAGTGATAAAGGTTTTGCTAAAGCTCCTACACAAGGAGCTTCATACAACGATCCTGCATCACAAGGAATTAAGATTGCAGTAGATTCTGTTGTCAATACATCATCCGGCCTTGTCAATGTCGGTGGTGATATGGTAATTGGTTATCTACAAAAGGCAATCAAACCACTTAACCAGTTGAAGTCTATGGAAGACTCACTGGTTATCTATCGTATTTCTCGTGCGCCAGAACGTCGTATTTTCTATATCGATGTTGGTAACCTACCAAAGATGAAAGCTGAGCAATATCTTCGTGATATTATGACTCGCTTTAAGA